GATCCAAATAACAGTGACGTTGCGACATCGAACGCGAATATTATGGTTAGAATTAATAACCATTTCTATCGCCAAGGTGGAACAGGTCTATAATAGGAGAATAAATAATGGCTATATCACGATCACAACTAGTTAAAGAACTAGAGCCAGGATTGAATGCACTATTCGGCCTGGAATACAGTAGATACGAGAACGAGCACGCTGAAATCTTTATAACTGAAACTTCTGACAGAGCGTTTGAAGAAGAAGTTATGTTAACAGGTTTTAACGGTGCTGAAGTTAAACAAGAAGGTGCTCCAGTAGTATTCGATCAAGCTTCTGAAGCATATACTTCAAGATACACTCATGAAACAATCGCATTAGCGTTTGCTATCACTGAGGAAGCTATTGAAGATAACCTTTACGATAGACTTGCATCTCGTTATACAAGAGCGTTAGCTAGATCAATGGCTAACACTAAACAAGTTAAAGCAGCAGCTGTATTAAACAATGCGTTTAATTCAAGCTTTACAGGTGGGGACGGAAAAGAGCTTATTGCTACTGATCACCCTCTTGCTAACGGTGGAACTTTCAGTAATGAACTTGCTACTGCAGCTGACCTTAACGAAACATCACTAGAGCAATCATTAATCGACATCGCAGCGTTTGTTGACGAAAGAGGATTAAGAATCGCTATCCAAGGTAGAAAATTGATAGTTCCAAAAGAATTACAATTCACTGCGGAGAGAATCTTAAAAACTCCTTTAAGAACAGCAACAGCTGATAACGATATCAATGCAATCAAAAATATGGGAATGATTCCAGAAGGTTATAGAGTTAACCACTTCTTAACTGATACTGACGCATTCTTCATTATGACTGATGCTCCAAATGGTCTAAAACACTTTGTAAGATCGCCAATTAAAACTGCGATTGAAGGTGATTTCGACACAGGTAACGTTAGATTCAAAGCTAGAGAGAGATACGTATTCGGATTCTCTGACCCTAGAGGAATCTTCGGATCACCAGGAGCTGCATAATACGTTAATTAAGTAGTTCAATAAAAGGGGCTAGAGTTTACTCTGGCCCCTTTTTCTTTTATAATAATAAATAATCTAGATATAATTAGTTTTGTAGACTGGCTAGACAGACGGTATAGAGACTACAGAGCTTAACCACTATACGGGAGAATAATATGGGACAAACAACTTTTTCAGGACCAGTAAAATCTTTAGCAGGTTTTATTAGTGCTGGAGTATCAAACTCAGTAACAACAGCAGTAGGTGCAACATTAACTGTTGCAGATAATGCTGGAAAACAAATCTATTACACAAGCACAGCAGCAGCAACTTTTACTTTACCAGCTGTAAATACAACTGCACCAAGTGATCCAACTGATCCAAATCAAGCAAATAATTATGGTGCAACTTTTGATTTTGTACTTTCAACAACAGTAACAGGTAATTTTGTAGTACAAGTAGCAAATGCTTCTGATACTATAGTAGGAACAGCCATTCTTGGTTCTGGAACTACAGCATTAGTATTTAGCACAGCAACTGCATCTGACACTATTACTTTAAGTGGTACAACTACAGGTGGAGTAGGCGGAGCAACTATTACTGCTACAGTAGTAGGAGCTAACAGATACAAAGTTAATGTAGTATCTGGAGCTACAGGAGCAGTAGCAACACCTTTTAGTGCTGCAGTATAATTAATTTATTTTAAGGAGCTCTTCGGGGCTCCTTAAATACTAAGGAGTAAAAATGAAATCAGATGTAAAACCAGTCATATGTGCTAGTACATCATCTAATGCAGTATTGTTTACTGGTCCTACAAGACTTAGAGGATTCATGATTCAATCTACTGGTACTTCTGGAACAGCTATTATTAATGGTTTAGCAAATGCTTCCACTGTTAGTTCATCAGTTAATACACAAGTTTATATTCCAGTCCAAGTTGGAGCTGGTGGAACTGAGACATTAAATCTTCCAGAAGATGGAGTTTTATTTGCTCAAAGAGGTGGAGTAGGAATCATTGATGGTATTGGAGTTACTGGAAACACAAGTGCTTTAACTATTACACTATTTATAGATAAATAATGATTCAAGAAGATATTCTTGATTATCAAGAGTCAGTAATGCAGCTCGTTTCAGGAATGAAACGTGGTGGCGATGTAATGCCAGCTAGAAATAAGAAAAATTTTAGACCTACAGAAAAAGGCGCTGGAATGACTCGCGCGGGCGTGCAGGCGTACAGGCGCGCGAACCCTGGTTCAAAATTATCTACAGCAGTTACAGGTAAAGTTAAACCAGGAAGTAAGTCAGCTAAGAGAAGAAAATCTTATTGTGCAAGATCTGCCGGTCAAATGAAAATGTTTCCAGGAGCAGCCAAAGATCCTAACTCAAGATTGCGCCAAGCTAGACGTAGATGGAAATGTTAGTTAAAGTTCCGTTTATAAATGGAAAAAAATAATTTATTAGTTCACAAACATTTAATTGTTCGTGCTGAAGTTTATCGTCCACCCATGGACGAGGAGTTTCTTAGGCGATGGTTAAATGACTTCATTACAGAAATTGGAATGAAAGTTATGATGGGTCCTTATGTTCAATATTCTAATATGGTTGGCAATCGTGGTATTACTGGTGCTGCTATTATAGAAACATCACATATTGTTATGCACGTATGGGACGAAGTACATCCTGCATTAATGCAATTTGATGTATATAGTTGTGGAGAATTTGATCCAGAAACTATATGTAATAAAATAGAAAAAGATTTCACAGTTCACAAAATTGAATACAAATTCCTTGATAGAGAGCATGATTTAAAGGAAATATTCAAATTGAAAGTAGCAGAATAGTAGTATATAAACTACTTGCTATATGTCATATTTAAATGCTAACATACCTCCAATTTATTGTAAAATAAGAAGGGAATATTTATATGACTTACGAGAACATCATGGCGAAACTGAAGACTGTGTGGTCTTTGCTATTGCAAGCATTCCAGGGCGTGCAATCTTATTTCATGCTTTACTTACGAATGGTGCAATATATTGGAGGCTTCCTATCAGTGCTTTTCTTCAAGGAGGAAACAGCGGTGTTGTGCATAGCACACAGATGGAATCTCCAGATCTCGAAGATCTTGAGCTATGGAATTCATTTAGTTATTATCCTTCTATTACTACTTTTGATTTTTTAATCGGACAACGCTGTAAATATTTAGGTAAAGATAAAAAATTTATTCATGGGGAATATTTATTTACAATTGATTGGGCACATCCAGAACCTAATATCTTGGATACTGAACATTCCGAAATTCCTGATCAACATAAGTGCGCACATATTTTGGCCCTTGATAACGGTAATTATGCAGCTCAGCCTAACAATCGTATTTTGTGGAACATTAGTAGTTTTACTACTTCTAAACATTGGCCAGATTATAAAGTTACAACTACAGAATGGAATGTTGAAAATAAAGGGTTTGTGACAGATGACACAGACAATTTTTTCTATGATATAATGGATAAGGATAAAAAAATATGAGCAGTGAATTTAAATTAAGCGACCAAACAAGTGTAGCACTACCGATTAAAAATATAGTTGCTATTGTATCTGCTATTGTTGTAGCAGTATGGACGTATTTTGGTATTGTTGAAAGATTAAATAGAATAGAGACTAATGAGAAATTAATGGCTCAAGATCTTCTTAAAAAAGCAGATCAAACTCCAAAAAACCAAGAATTATTTATGTTGATTGAGTATCAAGCTAAAACAATAGAAAAACATACAAAACAATTAGAGGAAAATGTTCACACTAAAGTATTAATATCTCAATTAGAAAAGAAAGTAGATAAATTAGAAAAAGAATTAGATACCGTAAGAGGTAAATAATGATAGAAGTAGTATTTGCATTATTAATGTATATGAATGGTAAACTAGAAGGCTATTCACCTAAAGCTAATGTTGCTGATTGCTTAGAACAAAAAAGAAAAGTAGAACGTGATGGTAATCCTAGTGTTACTTCATGGAGTTGTAAAGAAGTAAAAGCCATTATAGAAATAGATAAACATGGCATTAAAAGAATCAAAGAAGTTAAGCAAGATTAATTGTATTAACAATCTGACAGTTGGATGCTGTCTCTCAAATCAATGTAAATGTTATGACAATAAAGAGTATAGTAATAAAATATTTGATAGTAGCTCTTCTAGCGTTTGTATTAGGTACATTCTTTCCGAATCCAGTCGCCAAGAAGAAGACTGAATCGGCCACGATCGCCTGGGCGAAAAGTCTAGGTTTTGGTCCCCCGAGGTTTGAATATCGTAACAATGCAGAATTCATCACTTCCCTTAAAAAATGTATCGCCTACGTCAATTTTGATACTCCCACAAGAAAACAAGTAAATACAGAACTAATAATAGCTCAAGCTATTGTTGAAAGTAATTATGGAACTTCACGTTTTGCTATTGAAGGAAATAACTTATTTGGTATAAGGGTATGGTCTAAAGAAGGTATGTTGCCTTATAGACAACCTGAATCAATAGATTGGCGAGTAAGAGTCTTTAAAACTAAGTGTGATTCTGTTAAATACTATATTGAAATTCTAAATACAAAAAAAGTGTATGCAGAATTTAGAAGAGTTAGAGAATTAACATTAAATAGGAACCCTATTGCAATGGCTAAAACATTAGATAATTTTTCTACAAACAAAGAGTATGAAAAACATGTTATTGAGGTTATTATAAAATTAAGAAATGAATCTAAGTAAAAGTTTTACATTAAATGAATTAACAAAGTCGCAAGAAGCGACAAGACTTGGAATAAATAATACACCAAGTGATGAGCATATATTAAATTTAAAAATACTTTGTGAAAATATACTACAACCTATAAGAGACTTTTATGGTATGCCTTTGTCCGTGAGTTCTGGATATCGATCAGCGGCACTTTGTGAAGCTGTAGGTTCTTCATCTAAAAGTCAGCATACTAAAGGTCAAGCAGCAGATTTTGAGATATTTGGTATAGCTAATAAAGAATTAGCTGATTGGATTACAACTAATCTTGATTATGATCAATGCATATTAGAGTTTTGGAATGAAAATGAACCTAATTCTGGATGGGTACATTGTAGTTATTCAACAAATGGCAATAGGAAGCAATACTTGAAGGCTCAGAAGATAGGTGGTAAAATTGTTTATTCACCAATGGAGTAAAAATGCCAATAGGAAGATCACAAATACCGCAACAAATCGAAGGTAAGATACGAGGTGCAAAGCCATCAAGGGCTATGCTTAAATCTAAAAGAAGAAAGAAAAAATAATGGGTAAACTTTGCCCAAGAGGAAAAGCTGCGGCTAAAAGAAAATTTAAAGTGTACCCTAGCGCGTACGCGAATATGTATGCATCAGCAGTTTGCTCTGGTAAAGTAACACCTGGTGGTAAAAAAAAGAAAATGAGTGGTGGTAGTATTTCACAAGAAAGAAAAGCAGTATCTAATTATAAACAAGGTGGTGTTGCTAAAGGTTGTGGAGCTGTAATGGAAAAAAGAAGAAAAGTAACTAAAAAATATTAATATGAGTTTACGTAAATGGGTTGCAGAAAAATGGGTAGACATCGGAGCTAAACGCAAAGATGGTTCCTTTGCTCCTTGTGGAAGATCTGGAGGAGAAAAAAGAAAAGGATATCCTAAATGTGTTCCCTTAGCTAAAGCTAGATCAATGTCAGAAGGTCAAAGACGTTCAGCAGTTGCAAGAAAAAGAGCAGCAGGAAACACTGGTCCTAAACCTACAAATGTTAAAACATTTGCAAGTGAAGGTGCTTACATTGGTAAATTTATAAGTGGAGAGTTTGATGGAGTAAAACATTCAAACGAATCTAAAGTAGATTACTATGGAGATTTATTAAAATAATGGTTAAGCCTAAACTAATTTTAGATATAGCAGAAAAAGCCTTTCCTAAAGCATCTGAGAAAGTTAGAGCTTATTTCAAAAAAACATATGATGATATGCGCATTGATATGTCAGAAGGTTCTGCATTTGAAGCAGCTAAAAAAGAAACAAGAGAAAAAATTAAAATAGAACCAGAGACTAAATTTAAAGGTGGATCTATTAAAAAGAAAGTTAATAAAATGTTTGTTGGAGGAATACCAGATCCTAGTACAATTGTATCAAAACTTTCAGCAGCTTCACCACAAGATTATATTGATTATAAAACTAATACTGGAAGTCAAACTTCTACAGAGCCAGAAGAAAGAACTGGATATAAAGCAGCAGAATTTAAAACTACAGTAGAAGAAAAACCAACAGAAAAAAGTAAAGGTGGTATGATTTATACTAAACCGCATCAAAAAAAATATTATGGAGATTTAATATAAATGGCTACATCAGGAACAACAGATTTTAACTTATCAATTGATGAGATTGTAGAAGAGGCTTATGAAAGAATAGGCATTCGATCTAATTCTGGTTATGACATCAAGTCAGCTAGAAGAAGCTTAAATATATTGTTTTCTGAATGGGGTAATAGAGGAGTTCATCTTTGGAAAGTAGAATTAAAAAATCAAGCATTAACTGCAGGCACTATTACTTACGCTACACCAAGTGATTGTAGCGATGTTTTAGAGGCTTATGTATCTTCAACATCAGGTATTACAACATCAACAACAGATCTATCTTTAACTAAAATTGATAGATCAACTTATGCTGCGCTTCCTAACAAAGGACAAACTGGTCAGCCCTCACAGTACTATGTGGATAGACAGATAACTCCTACCATTAGTTTATATCTTGCTCCTGATAATATTACTTATCAATTTTTAAAATATTATTATATTCAAAGAATTCAAGATGCGGGTTCTTATACTAATGACGCAGATTTACCTTATAGATTTATACCATGTATGGTTTCAGGACTTGCTTATTATTTAGCACAAAAAAGATCTCCTGAAAGAATTGATTTACTAAAAATGGCTTATGAAGATGAATTTAAAAGAGCTTTGGATGAAGATGGACAAAGAACTAGTTTATACATATCACCACAAACTTATTTTCCACAAGGATAATTTATGCCAGTATTTGCTAAAGGTAAAAGATCACTAGCTATATCAGATAGATCAGGAATGCAATTTCCTTATCTTGAAATGGTTAAAGAATGGAATGGTTCATTTGTACATTTTTCAGAATATGAAGCTAAACAACCTCAATTAGAACTTAGATCTCAAGGAGGAGATGCTCAAGCATTACAATCTCCAAGAGCAGATGTAAGACCTGGTGGTGCATGTGATGTTGATTTAGATTTATATTATTGGCCAGGACAATATGTTTCAAACGGAATGCAACCAGGTATAAGTGGAGATATTATTAATACAAAAAGAGCAGCTTACACAGGTGTAGGTGAAGTAACTGTTAGTATAACATAAAATGACATACGCAGAATTAGTACAAAAAATTAGAGATTATACAGAAGTAGGTTCTGAAGTTTTAACAGCTACTATTGTAGATGGTTTTATTAGAGATGCTGAATTTAAAATATTTAGAGAAGCAGACGCAGACTACGCGCGCGAGTACGCGACATCTACATTTACAGCTAACAATAAATATTTAGCATTACCTAATTCATCTGGTTCATCTGGTACTAATAGTTCTAGAAGAGCTTTAATTGTTCGTTCTGTTGTTGCTACAAATACATCAGGTATTCAAGTATCACTAGAACCAAGAGATGATACATTTATAACAGAATATAATTCATCAGGATCTGCTGGTTTTCCTAAATATTATGCTACATTTAGAGAAAATGCTATTGAAGTAGCTCCTAAACCAAGTTCAAATTTTGTAGTAGAATTAGATTATATCTATACTCCAGATGGTTTAAGTGCAACAAACACAGAAACTTATATTTCTATTAATGCACCAGAATTATTATTATATGCATGTTTAGTGGAAGCTTTTGCATACTTAAAAGGACCTATGGATATGTACAAACTGTATCAAGAGAAGTATAATATGGCATTACAAGGATTTACGTTAGAGCAAACAGGTCGAAGACGTAGAGACGAGTATCAAGATGGAACGTTACGAATTAAAGTACCGTCACCATCACCATAATAAATTTATAGGAGAATAATTATGACATTAAGTATAGATCAAGCAGTTTGTAATAGTTTTAAATCAGAACTATTAGGAGCTGTACACGATTTTGATTCTGGTTCAGGGCAAGTTTTTAAATTAGCGCTTTATCAATCAAACGCAGTATTAAACGCTACTACAACAATATATACATCAACTAATGAAGTTGCAAATACTGGACAGTATACTGCAGGTGGAGGAGTATTAGCTTCTCAACAAGTATCACTAGATGGTTCAGTAGGTATAGTAGATTTTGCAGATTTATCTTTTACAGGAGTTACATTAAGTGCACTTGGTGCAGTAATATATAATTCATCAGCAAGTAATAAAGCTGTTTGTGTATTAGATTTTGGTGCTGTTAAAACTGCAACATCTGGAACATTTACAATTCAATTCCCAGCTTTTACATCGGCAGCAGCTATATTAAGAATAGCTTAAGGAGGAATTCATGTCGGCTCCCTGGGGTTCAGGCGTATACGGTATAGGATACTGGGGAGAAGGCAATCAAGACGCTACAGTAACGTTTGAAGCGTGGGGCCAAGGTTCGTGGGGCGCTAATGCTTGGGGAGTTGGTTACATAACCACGGCTCTTGGGACTACTACAAGTTCTGTTTTAATTCAAATAGATAACGATGTTGCGTTAACTGGAAATCAATTAAATTCTACAGTTAATATAGTTTCAGCTACTGCTGATTCTAATTTAACATTATCTACAAATTTATTACAAATAAATTTAGGTAATGAAAGTACTTCTGCGGATGTTGCAATTAGTTTAACAACTCTAAATTTATTAAATACAACTATTGGACCAATATCTATTACTGCAAATGGTAATACATCTGAAATAGTAGTAGGTGATTCCATGAATTCTGCAGTTGGAACAATAACAGCTGATGCGGGATCTTCCTTCGAAGTAACTGGTAATCAAGTTACTGTATTAATAGGAGATGAAGTTCTTACTGGAAATGCTTCTGTTACTTTATCTACAAATTTATTAAACACAACTACAGGCACAGCTACGGGTGATGTAGCTACTGTTATTTTAACTGGTTCTAGCGTTTTAACTAGCACAGGAACAGTAACATTTACTATTGATGGATCTGTTATATTAACAGGAGTAAATATGACAGCTTCTACAGGTCGTTTATTTATTACGGCTTGGGCAGTTATTGATATAGGGGTAACTAATAACTGGGGGGTTGTTGACATAGCCGCTTAATGAAACTAAAATTGATAATATTACATAATTTATAAGAATTTTTATGGCATCATCCTATTCTACAGACCTCAAACTAGAGTTAATGGTAACAGGGGAAAACTCTGGAACTTGGGGAGATAAAACAAACTCAAATTTAAATTTATTACAACAAGCCATTGCAGGTTTTCAATCTATAGCACTTACATCTACTAATACAACATTGTCAATGACAAATGCTACTATTTCAGATGCAAGAAATGCTATTTTAAAATTTACAGGAACAATTACTGCAAACTGTACAATATTTATTGAAACTGGAATTGAAAAAACTTACATTGTGGATAATGCAACATCAGGAGCTTTCACAGTAGCATTAAATCAAGTTGGAGGATCTTCTGTTATTTGGGATGCAACTGATAAAAGTCATAAAATAATTTATTTAGATGGAACAAATCCTACTGATATAGGCAATGATTTATCTACTATCAGATTACCTAATCAAAACGAAGTTAGATTTGGAGATGCAGATAACTCAAACTATGTATCATTAAAAGCAGGTGCAACAGTTGCATCTAATGTTAGTTTTACATTACCTAACACATTACCTTCATTTAATAATGCTCCTATTGTTGTAACAACAGCAGGTGTACAAAGTTTTACAGCTTATTCTTTACCAACTGCAGATGGTGCAACAAACCAAGTATTACAAACTAATGGTTCAGGTGCTGTAACATTCGCAACCGTATCAGGCGGAGCAGCTTGGCAAACAGTTAAAACTACAAACTTTACTGTTACTGCAAAAGAAGGATATTTTGTAAATACAAGTTCAAACAGCACTGCAATTACAGCAACATTACCATCATCACCAACTCTTGGAGACTTCGTATCTTTCATTGATTATGCTGGAACATTTGATTCCTATAATTTCATTATTGCAAGAAATGGAAAAAATATTCAAGGTGTAGCAGAAGATTTAACCGTGTCAGTTGAAAGAGCTGGTTTAACTTTAGTATTTACCGACAACACTCAAGGCTGGCTATTACAGAATAAATAACCATGGCTACTTATAAAGGTATAAATGGTTTTGCTGTTCAATCAGTTGCATCCGATCCATCTCCAAGTAATGAAGGACAAGTTTGGTATAATAATGCTACTTATGCTTTTAAACTAGCAGCAGTTACGACTGCTGGGACATGGGCAAGTGGTGGGAATTTACCTACTATAACAACTCAATTAGGTGGTGCAGGAATACAAACAGCAGCATTAGCGTTTGGTGGTAATTCACCAGCAGGTACATTTGTATCAGCTGCATATAAATATGATGGTACATCTTGGACATCAACAGGATCTTTAAATACAGCTAGACGAGGTGGAATTGGTGGAGCAGGAATTCAAACTTCAGCTTTAGCTTTCGGTGGTTATTCTACAGCAAACTCATCAGCGTCTGAATCTTTTAATGGATCAACTTGGACAAGTACACCTTCATTAAACACAGCAAGAACTGCTCCTGGTGGTTGTGGTGCATCTAATACTTCAGCTTTAGCGTTTGGTGGTGATGTAACTTATGGAGCACAAACAGCCACAGAATTATGGAATGGAAGCAGTTGGACAAATAATCCAACAGGATTAAATACTGCAAGATCTAGTGTAGGTGGTTGTGGAACTCAAACTGCAGCATTAGCTGCAGGTGGAATTGATGGTGGTCCAAGTGGATCTAGTACTACAAGTTTAGCATCTACAGAATCTTATAATGGTTCTACATGGACTTCAGTGAGTTCAATGAATACTGCTAGATACGGATTAGGTTTGGGAGGAACTCAAACTTTAGCTTTAGCTTTTGGTGGTAATGCATATCCTTTAACAGGTGCTACAGAATCTTGGAATGGAACAAGTTGGACAACTTTGCCAGCTACTATGGCTACTCCTAGAACAGATGGATGGGGTGGTGGAACACAAGCATCTGCAATATATTTTGGTGGTGCTACTCCTGGTGGTAATCAGAATGCCACCGAAGAATTTACAGGTGCTGGAGCCCCAGTAACTAAAACCATAACAACTTCGTAATATACAATGATTATGAAAAATGGTATAAATATAAATTAATAAGGAGGAAACATGACATATAAATACTGTGTAGCAGAATGTTGGGGAAAAGGATTTATCACTCACAGTGATTCATCTAAATACCAAGTTTCTGGGTTTCCAGGTAATGTTTGGCAGATACCAGCTGATAACCAAGATGCAAATCTTTGGGTTAATAAAGTAGCAGGTACTTTCAAAACAAAAGCAGAAGCACAAGCAATAGTTGATGCAGAAGTTGCAAAAGCTCAAGCAGCGTGGGACGCTTTACCTGATGAACAGAAGCAACAAACGTTTAATAGACAACGACCAACTGCTATCGTTTTAGAATAAAATTTTTATGGCAACGTATTACGGAACATATGGACAAAAAGTCCAGTACCTAGCGTCCGATCCATCTGATCCACAAACAGGTCAGGTGTGGTATAATTCTACGTCTGCTGTTTTGAAAGTGAGAAGTGCTACAACTTCAGGTGCCTGGGCAAGTGGTGGAAATTTACCAGCGGTTAGAAATGGCATGGTTAGTGCAGGAACTCAAACTACAGCTTTAGTAGCTGGAGGATATGGTACTACAGCTTTTCTTACTAGTACATTTGAATATGATGGTAGTACTTGGACAGCTGGTGGAAATATAAATACTTCTACTACTGAAAGAGGATCTTGTGGAACTCAAACGGCTGCTTTAGCTTGGGGAAGTTCTGGTGTAAGTACAGCTACAGAAGAATATGATGGATCATCTTGGACAACAGTTCCAGGAACTTTAAATACTGGAAGAGCTGGATCATATGGTGCTGGTACTCAAACAGCAGCATTAGCAATGGGTGGAAATCCTTCACCAACAGCGGTTGAGGAATATGATGGTACGTCTTGGACAAATGGTGGAAGTTTAACTAATGGTGGTTATTTTGGAGCAGGTGCAGGAACTCAAACTGCAGGTTTATTTTTTGGTGGTACAAATGCAGGTCCTTCTGGTTTATTTACTACAACATCTGAATATGATGGAACTTCCTGGACAGCTGGGGGATCATTAGCGACTGGAAGGTGGGGATTAGCGGGAACTGGAATTCAAACGGCAGCTTTGGCAATAGGAGGTTTTAATGGTTCTAATGCTATTACAAATGTTGAAAATTATAATGGAACTGCTTGGTCTTCTGAAACTTCATTATCAACAGCAAGATATACAATGGGAAATGCTAATTCTAGTCCATCAAGTGCTGCGTGTGTTTATGGTGGATCAACACCAAGTGTTACAAATTTAACTGAAGAATTCACAGGTGCAGGTGCAGCAGTAACTAGAACAGTAACGGTATCATAATGGTAGCATACACAGGAATACAAGGACAGAATATTTTAATAGTAAGCTCGGATCCAGCAAATCCGACTGAAGGTCAGATTTGGTATAATTCAACAACGAATCTTTTAAAAGGTTATGCGAATGTTGTAACTAATGCTTGGGCAAGTGGTGGAAATATGGTCACTGCAAATAGAGCAGGAGGTGCAGCAGGTATACAAACATCAGCTGTAACTTTTGGTGGAGATCCTAATACAGCAACAACACAATTATATAATGGTACATCTTGGACATCTACTGGAAATTTAAATACAGGTAGATTTCATATAGGTGGTTGTGGAACACAAACAGCGGCTTTGGCTGCTGGTGGTTATACTGGTGCTGGTTCAACAGCCACAGAAAAATTTAATGGTACAACTTGGACTAATAATCCTACTGGTTTAAATACAGCTAGATATGGTTTATATGTTTTTGGAATTCAAACAGCAGCTATTGCAGCAACAGGAAATAATGGATCAACTTATCCAGCTGCAACAGAATCTTTTAATGGATCAACATGGACATCTGTAAATCCAGTAAATACAGCTAGAGATAATTCAGCAGGTGCAGGAATTCAAACAGCGGGTTTACTTTTTGGTGGTAATAATCCAGGACCAACTGCAGCAACAGAATCATGGAATGGAACGTCTTGGACAACAGTTAATAGTTTAAATACTTCAAGGATGTGTGCAGGAGCAGGATCTCAAGCATCAGCTTTAGCATTTGGAGGTTATACAACAGGACCAGTGTCAATTACAGAATCTTGGAATGGTACAAGTTGGACAACAGTTCCTAGTTTAGCACAAGCAAGAAATAATATAGCAGGAGCAGGTACTCAAACAGCTGCTTTAGCATCTGGTGGTGACACACCTGCCCCAGCAACTAATTTAACAGAAGAATGGACAGGACAAGCAGTACAAGTTAGAACAATAACAACTTCGTAAGCCCTTTACATTTAATCTAACATAGCTTATATACATCTCATGACAGAGAAGAGAGATATAAAAGAGCTTATACAACAAGAAGAAACACACCTTAATAATCTACTTGAACCAAATGATTTAAAATCATTTAAAGGAATGGTGGATGAACTTCGAGACACGTGGACTAAAAAACAAATATTTAGAACTGAAACAGAAGCTAGAATATCTGTGCTTCAAGATAATCGTTATCCAAATAACGCTTCTAAATATTGGCAATGTGTTAGAGAACAAAGTGTATTTTTAGAAAATTTAATGTCGTTGTCTTTTGATTATAGACGTAATGAAGCAAAGATTAAATGGCTTACTAAAAAAATAGAAACTGAAACCGATGAATATAAATTAGAAAATTATAAAATAGATTTAGATGAAAAGATATATTCTAAAGCTAGTATGGAAGCAGTTGCAAAAGATAGAATGAGAGAAATTAATATGTGGTCTAAATTAAAAGCAGAATTTAATGATGGTACATTTAATGATAAAAATGTAAATGAACATCAATTAGAAACATATCATCAAGTATATTTAAACAAAGCAAAAACATTAACTTCAGGATCATCTCAACCAGAAGTATTTAATGTGGTTGGTCAATTAGAAACAATTGAAAGAGTTAAAAAATCAGGTGAATTAAAATACGATAAAAAAGAACAACTACAATACGGAAAAGAATCAAAATAAAGAAAGATAATGAATTTCAATTTCACATTTTTAGGACAATCTATCCTACGATATGAAACTCCTTTAGATATATTTCATGCAATCAATCAAACGTATGAACAAAAATTCAATACGTTAGAACCAGCCAATAAACAATTAGTAGGTAAGATTAAAAATGAACATTCTCTATTTTATGATGGAGAAGATGAATCTAAAATGAAAAGACATAATGAATTACCTAAAAATGTTTTAGATTGGTTTATGGAAATGTTTCATCATTATTTAGAATTCAATCATGTAAGACAATATCAAACACATTTAAATTCAATTTGGGTGAATGAAATGAAGTCTAATGAATATAATCCAGTTCATGTTCATCAAGGAAATTTATTTACAGGTTTGTCTTCAGTAATGGTTTTAAAATTACCAAATACTTATGGTGTAGAATATTCAGCAGAACAAGCTCCACAAAATGGAAAGCTACAAATACTAGGCGCAGCTAATGGTCAATTTGCTAAAGTTGATTATGAACCACCCATGAAACTCCGAGATTTTTATATATTTCCTTATGATATGAGACATTGTGTATATCCATTTAATGGAACAAATGACACTAGACGAACATTAGCAGCTAACTGCGATGTATTATATAACCCAATCATCAATAGAGGAGCACAATGATAACAGAACCACGTTGGAAGTCGTTGATTGTTGAAACAACTAGTCCAATATTTACACCAGAACAATGTCAGTTAATTATAAATGCAGGTAGATCTGAACCCGTTGAAAATGGTCAAGTAGGTGGAGGACAAGGTGGTACAGTAGATACAAAGGTTAGAACTTCACACATTAGTTGGATACCTTTTAATAAAATGCCTGAAATGTATAAAACATTAGAAACTATTATGAGAAAAACAAATGGTAATCATTTTGGATTTGAAGGAATGCAAATAACAGAACCTGCTCAATATACAGAATATCCAGCGGGTGGATTTTATGATTGGCATATAGATTCAGATGTTAATTGTATAAATGAACCACCAGTACGTAAAATATCTATGACATGTTTATTATCTCATGAATCTGAATTTGAAGGGGGTGGACTAGAACTTATGTCAGATGGTAAGATTGCAAGACCTAAACAAGGTCAAGCTATTTTCTTTGCAAGTTATATTAGACATAGAGTAATACCAATAACTAAAGGTACAAGAAAATCACTTGTTATGTGGTTCGGTGGTACTCCATTTAAATAATGAATAGAGAATTATATTTTGCAACACCTATCTATGTTAAAGATGTAGGCACACAAGAATTCAATAATCAATTAGAACAAAACATTGTAAATTGGTCTAAACAAGATAAAGGTGAAATTAAAACTAATATGAAAGGTTGGCATAGTACAACAGATATGCATACTAAACCTGAATATAAAATGTTAGTTGATTTATTATATGAAGCACAATCATTTATTTATAAAGATGAATTATTAGACAATGAACCTTATCTTGGAAATATGTGGGCCAATATCAACCCACCTGGTGGATATAATAGACCACACACTCATCCTAATTCATTATGGTCTGGAGTGTATTATATTAAAGCACCTATTAATAGTGGACATTTAAAAGTAGAAGATCCTAAACCTTGTAGTTTAATATCAAGACCAAGACGCAAACAAGGAGAGTTACCAATTCATTTATGGAATGAAGTACACTTTGAGCCAGTTGCAGGACGCTTGATTATGTTTCCATCCTGGTTAAATCATTGTGTTGATCCAAATCAATCTAATGATATAAGAATATCAGTATCGTTTAATTTTTTACAGAGAGGAATGTTCGTATGAGTTTTCAAATTAATAAATATCAAGTAATTAAAAAAGCAGTTCCATATGAACTTGCTAATTTTATATTTAACTATTTCTTACTTAAAAGAGATGCTGTTAATTATATGTATAAAAATAATCTAGTAGCGGAAAATGGTATGTTAGGTACTTGGAAAGACAAACAAGTTCCAAATGTATATTCTCATTATGCTGACTTTGTTATGGAAACATTACTTATGAAAGTAATGCCTATAATGAAAAAAGAAACTAATTTAGATTTAATACCTACGTACTCGTACGCGCGCGTGTACGAGAAAGGTTCTATTTTAAAAAGACATAAAGATAGACCTTCATGCGAGATATCTACAACATTAAATCTAGGTGGAGATCCTTGGGCCATCTATTTAGATACAACAGGAAGTAATAACGTAATTGATGAATATAAGAATATAATGAAACCAAATGCACCAGCAGGTATAAGAGTGGATCTTGAACCAGGTGATATGTTAGTTTATTCTGGTTGTGAGTTAGAACATTGGAGAGAAGAGTTTACAGGTAACATTTGTGCACAAGTATTTCTACATTACAATCATATAAATGGTCAATTTAAAGACAATAATTTATACGATAAGAGACCACTTCTAGGACTACCACCATTTGCTAAACAATAGTATAATAGGCATTAAATATGCCGTTAAAAAAGATACCATTACCTCCAGGTTTTGATAAAAACGATACTGCGTCTCAAGCAGAAGGTCGTTGGATAGATGGAGATAACGTACGTTTTCAATATGGTTCCCCTGAAAAAATAGGGGGTTGGAAGCAAATTAACACATCTATTTTAGTAGGCGCTGGTAGAGATATTCATTCTTGGTTTGATTTAACAGGTAGAAAATACGAAGCTATTGGAACAAATAAAATTTTATATATTCTATTTGAAGATACTTTTTATGATATTACTCCATTAGGAACAGCGTTAACTAGTTGTACTTATACATCTACTACAGGCTCTACTACAGTTACAATTAATAAAACCGCTCATGGTCTATTAACTGGGGATTTAATTAAATTCACAAGTGTGACAACACCTGGACCAACTACTACTAGTTTTACAGCTGCAGATTTTACTACAAATACATTTGAAGTTAAGACAGTTCCAACAACAGGAACTTTTACAATTACAATGGCAGTTACAGAAACAGGAACTGGAGTTACCGGAGGTGGAACAATTACTACAAATCCTTATGTAACAGTAGGTCCTATTCTTTCTACATTTGGATATGGTTGGGGAGCTGGACAATGGGGTATTTCTACTTGGGGTACAGCTAGAACAACATCTAATACAGATATTGATGCAGGTTCATGGTCTTTAGATAACTTTGGAGAATTATTAATAGCTACTGTTAAAAATGGACAAACTTTTTCATGGGATCCAAATGCAGGGGCAGGGGTTAGTACCCGTGCAACTATTATATCAGGAAACCCTACAGCATCAATTTTAACAAGAGTATCAGATAGAGATAGACATTTAATTCATTTTGGTACTGAAACAATTATTGGAAATGCTGCTACCCAAGATCCAATGTTTATAAGATTTTCAGATCAAGAAGATATTGAAGTATATGAACCAACTTCTACAAACACAGCAGGTACATTTAGATTAGATAATGGAAGTACAATTATAGCAGCAGTTAAAGGTAAAGATTATATGTTAGTTCTTACAGATGAAGCAGCTTACACAATGCAATTTGTAGGACCACCATTTACATTTAGTATTCGTCAGGTTGGTACTAACTGTGGTTGTATTGGTCAGCATGCTGCAGTATTCGTAGATGGAGCTGTTTATTGGATAGGTGATTCTGGTAATTTCTTTGTATTTGATGGAACAGTTAAAACATTATCATCTTCAGTTGAAGATTTTGTGTTTACAACTCAAGGAGATAGTTTAGGTTTAAATTTTGTACAAGGAGATATAGTATTTGCAGGTCATAATAGTTTGTATACTGAAATAAATTGGTTTTACTCAAAAGCTGGTTCTACAGAAATAGATAGAGTTGTTACTTACAACTATAAACTTCAGTCTTGGACTACAGGAACACTTGCAAGAACAACTTATGAAGATTCTCATGTGTTTGATAATCCTACTGCAACTAAATATATTTCAACTTTAACTCCTAATATTCCAACAATTAATGGAGTGAGTAATGGAGGTAGTTATGTATTTGAACATGAAGTTGGAGTTAATGAAGTATTAAATTTAACAAGTACTAATAGTACTAGCATTGTTATTCCTGCTTATGTTAAATCAGGAGATTTTGATTTAGACATAGAGGGAGATGGTGAATTCTTTATTAAAATAAGAAGATTTATTCCAGACTTTAAATATCTAGATGGTAATACAAAAGTAACCTTATTCTTTAGAGCGTACCCAGCAGATACAACCACGGCACAGGGACAAACAACTGTGGGTCCCTTTACAGTATCTTCAACAACAGATAAGATAGACACACGCGCGCGAGGAAGACTTGCGTCAATAAAAATTGAAAACGATGCACTTAACGACAATTGGCGTTATGGTATATTTAGAGTAGATATACAACCAGACGGCAGAGGCGGAAGTGCTCCACAAACATAATGGCTAAAATAAATATTCTTATACCAGAACCCCCACAACAATATAGTGTAGATTCTTTAAGACAAATTAATCAAGCTCTAGAGACTTTACAAAACCAACTAAATACGTCATATCAGAATGACTTACTTGAAGATCTACAAACTTTTAACTGGTTTTTATTTGGAAGCGGAGCAGAATGACAATAGAATATAAAAGCGACATTTACAGATTAGCTACAACAAATTTAACTACAACTCTTACAGTTAATGCAACTACAAGAGTTATTATAAAAGAAATTAGTGTTTCAAATGAACATAACAACACTGTTGAATGTGATTTTTATTTAAATACAGTTAATGGAAGTGCTATTTTTTATCATACAAAAATAGCTGCAGATTCTCATGACAATGCTGTACATAATACTTTAGTATTAGAAGAAAATGATTATTTAACATTTCAGGTAGCAACGGCTGCAGTGATATCTGGACAGATTTCTTATGCCGTGCTAAGTAGAAAAAATCAAAATGGCTAGAAAAATAAGTAATGGTTCAGGTTCTTTTATTAAATACACTAATAAAAAAAGACCTGGAAGACATTCAAAAAGTCCAAATAAAAGAAATGACCATAAGGAATATCGTGGACAGGGAAGACGCTAATAGTATATAATAATAGTTTATGAAAACTACAATAATTGATGGAGTAGAAGTTCCGATTGTACCAGCTAAAGCAGTTGAGATTATTACAAATAAAACTACTGGACAAACTTACGATTCAATAGCTGAGTTTAATGCAGATGTTGCAAATCCAAATACTCCAACAAAAGCAGAAGACTTACAACAAGACGTACAAATAACAGTTGCATCTTTATCGGTATTTGGTAAAACTAAGTAATGAATCCATACGGTGGCACCGAAATTCAATTAGAATACTTACACAAGTACGTATCAAAAGAATTACTTGATAAAGTTGAAATAACAACATCTATTCCAGAAAAAACTCCAATAAACGCAACTAAAACAAATATACTTTGGGTTCATAATAGTTACGATCAACCTAATCTTTATCCTTGGTTCAAAAATAAATTAAATCATAGAAAATATGATTGGTACGTGTTCAACTCACATTGGACATACGAAAAGTATAGAATGCTATTTGATATTCCAACAGATATTTCACTAGTTATTAAAAACGGATTTGATGATGATTTAATAGTTAAAACAGAATTTAAACCTAAAGAAAAATTAAAACTTGTTTATACTTCAACTCCTTGGCGTGGATTAGACGTTTTACTTTCTGCTATGGAACAGATTAAAACAGATAAAGTAGAACTAGACATATACTCAAGCACACAGATATATGGAGATGCATTTAAAAAAATATCTGATAATCAATTTACAGCTTTATATGATAAAGCAAAAACAATTAAAAATGTTAATTACAAAGGTTATTTAAATCATAAAGAATTAATGAAGATATTGCATACGTATGATGCTTATATTCATCCCTCTACCTTTGAAGAAACTTTTTGTTTAGCTGCCATGGAATCGTTAGCCTGTGGCCTCGTAACAGTAACCACGGACCTTGGAGCTTTGTATGAGACCTGCGCTGAGTTTCCAATTTATGTACCTTATTTAAAAGATAAAGAAGCCTTAGCTAAACAATTTGCAGGGGCTATTGATATATTGCCTGATTTTGTTAACAGTTTAAATGCAGATGCCATGAAATTTCAAATGCAGTACTATAGACAATTCTATCATTGGAATGTAATAAAGACTTATTGGGAAAGATTTTTAAATGGCATCTAATGCACCTGTAACTTTATTTGTAGGAACACCTGTTCATTCAGATGTATCTATTCATTATTTTAAAGCTTGTTTAGAATTTCAAAAAGAATGTTTTGTTAGAAAAATACCGGTTATGTTTCAAGTTATGAAAAGTAGTTTGGTTACACAAGGAAGGCAGCTTTGTGTTTCTGGTTTTATGGAAACAAAGGCTACTCATTTACTATTCATAGATTCAGACATATCTTTTAATTACAAAATGATTGAGAGAATGATTAACTATGACAAAGACATTTGTTTAGTTCCATATCCAATTAAAGGATTAGACTTTAATAAAATAAAATTAAGAATTCAAGAAGGATCTACATTAGATGCAAGACTTTTAGGTAATCAATATACAATGTCAGTCCCAGATCCATCTAGTGTAAAAGTTGAAAATGGTTTTATAGAAGTTGAAAGAGGTCCTGCAGGTTGTATGTTAATTAAACGATCTGTTATAGAAGCTTTAATAAAAGAATATCCTGAATTTACTATAAATCAACATACACTAATTGATGGTAAACTAGTGTTAAGAGATCATATGTATAATTTCTTTGATACCTATTGGGATCCTAAAGCTAAAACATATACAGGTGAAGATTTTTATTTCTGTAAATTAGCAAAACATGCTGGTATAAAAATGTATGCTTTAGTAGACGAATACATATCTCATCACGGAGAGTTTAGTTATACAGGCAGATTATTAGACGAGTTTAAAAAGACCGAAACATCTACACAAATTGACGGTAAAAATATCAATAGTGACATAGATCCAGCATCGCTCGATATTGCTAAGAGCAAGTAAATTCGTTAAAATAGGCGAGTATATTAATATATTAGTATCATATGGCAATACCAGCATTTTTAATACCTGCGTTAACAGGATTCGCAATAAGCAAACTCACAGGAGCAAGTACTAAGAAAGCCTTACAAAGTGCTTTATTAGGAGCGGCTGTTGGTGGTATCACTGGAGGATTTGGCGCTGACAAAGCTGCAGCAGGTGTAAGAGAAATGGGAGATGCTAGAATAGCTGAAGCGGTTGCTAATAAAGGTAGCAGTGGAGGAAGTGATATTTTCTCTAATATAACAAAAGCATTTGGAACAAGTGCAAAGGATGGTGTACCAGGAACTGGTATAGCAGGATTTTTAGGAAATAAAATTCCAGGATTAGGAGACACTACAGTAGGTCAAGGTTTATTGTACGGAGGAGGTGCAGCAGCACTTTATAAATCTTTTGCAGATTCAGCTAGCGCTCCAAAAAAATCTTTATTCTACGGAGCCAATGTTAATTACGCAGATCCAAGAATTTATTCTCAAGTAGGTCCACAAAAATTTAAAGTAGGACAATATGATGACCAAGGTAATATGACTCAAGTCGGAATACCTGGTGCTGAAAATTATGTACCACCAGAAGCTGTGTATGCTTCAGGTCAAGTTCCCGGTATGCCTTACAAAGTAGCTGAACAAATGATTACAGCTAAAGAAGGTGGCTTAGCTACATTAAGAGGAATTAAAAAATATAACATGGGTGGTCAAGTGTTACCAAGTAAAGTAACTCATGATGAAAATGATATTAACAATTATGTTAGAGCAAACGGACATGTAATGGATGGAACAGGTAATGGAGACAAAGATGAAGATACTGTTCTTGCTCAACTTGCAGATGGAGAATTTGTAACTAGAACAGATGGTGTTCTAGGTGCTGGAATTATTGCTGGTGCTAATCCTAATAATATGAAGCAAATGAGAGAAAAAGGAGCTAAATATTTTTATGATCAACAAGCAAGATTTAAAAGAGTTTTTGATTTATTACAACAGTCTAAAGCAGAGGCTGCATAATGCACTTGATTCAGTTCAAGCCGGAAGAGATTGATAAAGTCTGGCCGCTTGTAAAAGATAGAATTCAAGAAGCATTAAATAGGAACTTTAATCCTAAAGACCATTGGCATGTTAAAGAACAATGTAAATTAGGTCTTGAACAGTTATGGGTTATTGTTGATGATAAAGATGATATACATGGAGTTTGTGTGTCTTCTATTGTTAAACAACCTAACTATAACGTTGGGATAGTTAATATGGCAACTGGTCATGATCTACCTTTATGGGTTGATCAGATCAAAGAGTTTGAAAAGTGGGCTGTTGAAAATTATGGTATTAAAAAGATTGAAATATTTGGAAGACCAGGATGGAAAAAAATGTTAGCACCATTAGGATTTACATTCAGTCACGTTCAAATGGATAAATTTATAGGAGGAGTACATTAATGGGTGGTTCATCAGGTGGAGGCGGTGGAGGTTCAGCTCCAGCAATTCAAACTCAAATAGTTAGAGAAGCTCCAGGTATTGAAGAGCGTAAAATTGGTTTAATGGACATAGGTTTAAACCTAGGTGCAACTCCAGTTAATATACCACAGTTTCAAGTAGCACAGCCAACGGCACTTGAACAACAAGGATTTCAACAAGCTGGAACTACAGGTGTAGGTGCTCCTACAGTTCAACAAGGTATTGCTTCATTGCAAGCTGGTCAAGGTGCAACACTACAAGCATTACAAGGACCAAATATAAATCAATTTTTTAATCCATATCAATCATATGTTATTGATGAAGTAACACGACAAGCACAACAAGCACAAAATAAAGTAGGTGCACAAGCAATTGGCGCTGGAGCATTTGGTGGTGGAAGAGAAGGTGTTCAACAAGCCGAGATCGAAAGAGCAAGACTCGCGAATATCGGACAATTACAAGCAACAGGATTTCAAACAGCTGCACAATTAGCAGGTCAACAACAACAAATTGGTTTAGCAGGTGGACAACAATTAGGACAAATGGGTACTCAATTAGCAGGTATTGGTGCTCAACAACAAACTATGGGACAAGCTGATATTCAAAGTTTATTACAAGCAGGTGGAGTGCAAAGACAATTAGCACAACAAACTTTAGATGCACAACGTGCTACTGAATTACAAAGAGCATATGAGCCTTTCCAAAGAGCAGAATTTGTTAAAAATATTTATGCTGCAGGTCCTACATCGCAATCAGGAATTACAGCAGCAACAACACCAACAGTTAACCCATTAGCACAAACAGTAGGTACGGGTATTGGAGCATATTCAGTATACCAAAATTTACAACCAACAAAAAAAGCTTAGGAGTGATTAATGGATGATCCAGTATTGCACCGTAAATTTTTTAGAGAAAAAGCTTTAAGACTAGGTGCATTAAAACCAAGAAGCTATCAAGTAGGTGCTGGCCCAATGGGAGTGGCTCCAATAACACCTGAAGGACCTACTTATAATCCTTACACAACTAAAACAGTTGATGGTAAAGTTTATTCATTAGATAGAATGGGTAATGTTGTAAAAGTAGATTACTTACCTGCAACTATAAATCAACCACAAGGTGGAATGGGTAAATTATTTCAAGGTTTAGAAGCAATTGTAGATCCTGCAAGTGCTAGTGAAAGAGGAACGTATAGAAAAGTTGGTCAAGCAATTTTTAATCCAGAAACATATAAAACAGCAGCAAAAGGAATAGGTAGATTTGCTAAAAGTATTCCAGGTTATGTTGCTGTAGAAGAAGGTTTAAACGTTGCAGGAGTACCAGGAGAAGTAGCTATTCCTGGTTTAATAGCTTCTGGCTTTGCAGACACTGCAGCAGGAAGAGCTGCTTTTCAAGGAGCAGGTATAAAAAATTTATTAGGTAGAGGCGCTGTAAAAGCGTTAGCTTCTCCTTCAATGTTAGCTAGATTTGCAAATCCATATGTTCTTGGAGCTACAGCAGTTGCTGCTCCTTTTATTGCAGCTGATTATCTTTCTAAAGAAAGAATGAAAAACGATCCAGTATATGCTGCTCAAATAGAAAAACAAAGAATAGAAGGTATTCCTGGAGAACCTACCACGGATCCTGATACATCTATGATGATGTATGGTGCTCCACAAAAATTAAATTTAAAAGATGTTACTCCTCAAGATGGAGGAACAGGTGCAGGGGGAACACCACCAGGAGGAACACCACCTGCAGGAAGTGATTTTTCTAATATGGGAGGTGTATCACAACCGTTAGTAACTCCAGCAGGAACAATTGCACCATTAGGAGACTTTAAACCAAAAGAAGAAACTTTTACTACAAACTTAGAAGACAGTTCTAAAAATTTAGCAAATAAAACTAAAACAGGTTTACCTACACCAAAAGGACAAACTAAAGAACCAGGCGTGTTTGATAAACTAGGAGATTTTGCAAGAACAGCTTCTGGTAATGCTTTCTTATTAAAATTTGCAGCAGGGTTATTATCAGGCAAAGGATCTTTTGGAGAAGTATTAGGTAATGCATTAAATCCTGCAGTTGATTTGTTTGCAGCATATAGATTAAAAGAACAAGAATTAGATACTAAACTTATTGAAGCACAAAGAAAAGCTGCTTCAGAAGCAAATAAAGATTTAAAAATAAATGTAGGAAGTTATCCATTACAATTAAAAGACGGAACAATTACTCAAGTGCCTGCTTTTCAAAATGATAAAACAAAAGATACAAGCTATGTTTATCAAGGAAAAGAATATAAAGTAAATGTAAGTGAAATAGGTCAATTTTCTTTAAAGAAAGCAGAAACAGATGCTGGTACTGTTAAATTAATTGGTAAAGTAGGAGATAACATTGCTGCAAACGCATTAGTTACAGATTTATTATTACAAGATCCACAAACATTAGGTACTTCAGGAGCTGCTAAATATTTATTTAATAGAGTAGTAGGTGTTGCAGGGGCAGTTGGAGATTTAGGAAAGTCAGTTAGTTATAAAGATATCATAGATGTTAACACAGGAGAAGTAGTTACTGGTGCTGAAGCAAAAAGAATGAGAGACCTTGGTGCAAAAATAGATGATAAATTTAAAATAATATCTAAAGATTATCAAAACTTAGATGAAAGCACTAAAGCAGTTTTAGCTAAAAACGGAGTTACTGCTCAAACATTAAAATACTTTTTAGCTAATGCATTTAAAGATGAGGATAGATTAACAAACAGAGATTTAGAGTATATTGATAAAATTACAAATATTTTAACTCCATTTAAAGATGGTGCTTTAGTTCAAGCAGAATTAAGAGAAGTACAAAGTTATCTTAAAAATAAACAAGAAAACTACGTAAGACAATTAAGACGACAAGGATATGATGATTACTCTATTGCAAAAGAAATGTATGGGACAATTGGTGGAAGTGCAGGACTTGGATTAATAACGACAACTCCTCAAGCTCAAAAAGGTAAGGTAGATTTTAAAGAAAAATCTATAACTGACATTAATAATGCTTTAGCAAATCAATATGGAATTAAAGGATAATTATGGCGGAACAAGTTCCAAATGTTATAGGAAGTTTACAAAATAAATTAAACAATCAATCGTTTAATCCTGGAGAATATTCGAACGAACAGTTACAAGTTATTGATGGTCTTTTAGAACAAGGAGTTCTTAAAGGTCCTAGAATGGGAGAGATTGTAAAAACCTTTTCAGAAACACAAAGAACAATAGCAAAAGAAAAAGAATTTGCAAAAGATCCATTAGCAGTTGCATTAGAAGGTAAGTCAGTATTTAAAGGTGATGTAACGGGATTAATTCCAACTAGACCTGGTGCAGAGTTTGTTGGAGATATAACAGGATCTTTAATACCTTATATTAGAAATAAAGATTTATTGGTCAACTCTTTAAGCAAACCTAACTCAGCACAAGGAACATTATTTACAAAAGGTGCTTTAGAATTAGCAGACTACATAGAAAAAATTCCAGGATTAGGAAAAAAATTAAAATTTACAAGAAGTGTTTTAGGTTCTGTTGGTAGAGCTACCGATGCAGTTGTAAGTGGAAGATATCAACAACTAGCTAAAACAGAAATACAATCATTAGCTGGAGGAGTATTAGGAGCTGGAGCTGGAGTTCAAGCATATGATCTTGTTAATAAATCTGTGGGTAAAGATATAGCAATAGCAATTCAAAGTGATTTAGCAGATTTAAAACCACAAGAAGTTGAAAGCGATACTACGTTAGCTACTGTTGAGGCAATGAAAAATTCTTTATTTTGGGGTGGAGTAGGAACTGCAATGTTACCAGTATTAGGTATGGCTGGTAGAGGAGTTAAAAATTTATTTGGAGTTAAAGGACCTAAGGCTTTAGAGTTAGCACAATACGCTCAAGAAAAAGGATTACCTATACCTTTAATTGCTGGAATGGATAAAGGCCCTTTTTCTTTTTTTGGTAAAACATTTTTTAAAACTGTAGGGGTATTTCCATTTGTATCTAAAATTGGAGATCAAGCATTAAGAGAAGCTGAGGAAAAAGTAGGTAAAGCTTTTTTAGAAGATTTAATGGTTGGAGCACCTATAATGAAAACAAGTGCTTTATCTGTTGCAAGTTTAGCTCAGTTTAAAAATAATTTTGAAAAACATGCTAATTTAATTAGCGCAAACTATACAGCTTTATTTAATAAGGCAGAAGACGTAGGTAATCCTGCTGTTATAAAATTAAACAAAACAAAAGAAGTTACAACAGATTTTATTAATGAACATAAAAAACTATTACCTAATATAGATGGTTTAGGTGGAAACTATGCTCCAGTAAGAAAAGGTGTATTTGAATTATCAGAACAGGTTGATCCACTGTATCAATTAATAGATGCTATTCAAGGCACTTCTTTAAAACCTTTTACATTTAAAGAATATGCTGGTCTTCAAAGATTATTAACAAAATCAATACAACAAACAAAATACTTTGATGTTAGAAAAAGTTTATTTTCATTAAGAGAAGCTTTAGAAAATGATTTAACAGAATCATTTGGAAAATTAAATAAAACATCTTTATTGGACGATGCTTCAGTAAAAACAAGTTATGATGCTACTTTAAGAACAAGTGGTCAACAAGCAGCAGATGCTTACTTAGATAAAGTATTATTAGATGCTCAATCATTAAATGCTGGATTAAAAGAAGCAAATACAATATTTAGTAAAACTTTAGCTTTCTATGACAAAAGCGTAGCAAGATCATTGGCTCAAGGATTTGATAAAACTTTATTTACTAATAAACAATTAAATGGAATTACAGGTATAGAGGCAATAAGCCCTACTAGACTATTTGATGTTATTGAAAAAAATGTATTTAAGTCAGGAGACACCGATGCTGTTGAACAATTAAAAGTATTGTATGGATATAATACAAGTAAAGAAGGTAAACAAATGTTTGATAGAGCATTTAATAGATATATGTACAATGCTTTTATATCTTCTTTTGGTGCTAAATCATTTACTCCTAATGGTGTTTTTGAATTTGTAGAAAATGCAATAACAAAATCTCCTAAATCAACAGATGCAACTGATGTAATTAGAAAACTAGGACAAGAAGATTTTGCCGCAGCTAGAGGTTTTACGGTTAAAGATGCATTAGATAATAAGGGAAATGAAGTTATTGATATTACTTTTGGTAAAGATGATTTTGCAGAATTTAGTGCAAATAAATTTATTCAAAATCTTGGTCAATTTGGTAATCCCAAAACAGTTCAAGAATCTAGAAGAATGTTAGCTACTGCATACGGTGGAGGAAAACAAGGAGCAGAGGCTTTAAATAATTTAGAAAGATTTATTAAGTATACAAAAGCATTAGAGGATGTTCCTATATCTGAGACTTCTTCTTTCTTACAAAGAAGATTAACACTTGGAGGAAGCTCAGCAATACTGGGAGGTTTTGTATTAGGGGGTGGTGGTCTTGCTACTGGTAATATATTTGCCCCATTGGTATTTTTATATTTATCAACAAGAGCTGGTAAAATATTGTCAGATCCTACATCTTTAAGATACATGATGGATGTATTGTCTCCTGAAGAAAGAGTTGCAAGAGCTGCAGGAGAAGTTGGAACTAAAAAAGTTTTAGGTGTTCCTGTAACAACAGGAGAAACAAGAGCTAGAGCATTTGCTAGATTTGCAAATTATTTGGCTGATGAAGAACAAGATTTACCAAAAGTAGATCCTAAGAATATTAAACCAGAAGAGATTATTCAAAGATTACAAAACACTCCTACAAGAGTTCCTAAACAAGGATTTAAATATTCTGATTTACCTAAATCAGAAAAAGAAAGAATGTTTCCTGAAATGGAAGTTAGAAACTATGCTCCACCAGCATATAATTTAGAAGCAGATACATTTAGAAATTCTTACGTACAAGGTAATACAAGAGCATTAACAGCTTTAAATCAGGATTATGGAGTAGGTGCTCCAGCTGCAACAGCAGTAGCAGAAGAAGAACAGACACAACAAACAGCAAGTAATGCGTTACAACCACCTAGAATACAACCTTTAACAACACCTCAGGCAGCACAACAACCTGAAGCAAGAGAACAACAAGTAAAGAACTTGTTTCCGTTTGATACTTTAAGTCAACAAATAGCTAGACAAGGATAATATGTATTGTAAAAATTGTGGACATGGTAATCACTGTGGAGAAAGATTAATAGAAGATATTGATGATGTTAAAGTAGAAATATGTAAAAATTGTCAATGCAATGAATGCAGAGACTTTACACCAAAAGATGAAGATGATGACTCCTAAAACAGTAAGAGAAAACATTATTAGTATTCAAGGTCACATCACAGGTGTGAAAAAAGATATAGACTCTATTAAAAATAATCATTTAAAACATTTACATGATGACGTAATGAGTATTCATGGAAAGTTAGATAAATATGTAAATGCTTTCATAGGTTTCTTAGTTGCTGTAGTTTTGTTACTTTTAGGTGCAATTATCAAACATTTTCTTTCATAAACGCACGTATACGCACGAAATCGATCCTTGACGACCTGTGGTACCTCCTATAAAAACTAGTAATGAAGTTTATTGAAGATAATAATAAATCAATCCTTGGAGACTTTTCTTGGGATAAAAAATACCCATACAAGAAATACGAACGAGCAACAACGGACAAGGGACAACGGACCTATGATGTTGAAGGTAAAAAAATTCCTAGTGTAACAACTATACTATCAGCTACTAAACCAAAAGAATCTCAAGAGTCTTTACAGAAATGGAGAGACAGAGTTGGCGCTGAAGAAGCAAGAAAGATAACACAAGCTGCTGCATTAAGAGGAACTGAAATGCATTATGTTATTGAACAATACATGAATGGTGTTGGTTATTTAAACTTAACTCCTCAGGGCGACTTATCAAGAAGGATGGCACATGTAATAATAAAAAACTTAGAACCTTTAAAAGTTATATACGGTAACGAGGTGTCTTTAGCTTATAAAGACTTGTATGCTGGAGCAACTGATTTAGTTGGAGAGCATTCTGGTGAGCCCACAATAATAGATTTTAAACAAGCAAATAAACCTAAAAAAGCAGAATGGATAGATGATTACTTTTATCAAATAGCTGCTTATGCATTAGCGCATGAAGATAACTTTGGACCAATTAACAAAGGAGTTATTTGTGTATGTACTAAAGATTTATATTATCAACAATTTGATATGGATAAATCAATGTTAGATGAATACAAAGATAAGTGGTTAAAAAAAGTAGAGCAATACTTTAAATCCAATTCTTAACGTTCTCACCTAAAGTTTTATTAGATATCTGTAATTTGTTTTGTAATGCTTTCATAATATGAAAGTCTACTGTGTCTTTAGCAACAATATCAATATAAGTAACGTTTTTGTTTTGTCCTATACGATGAGCTCTATCTTCTGATTGTATTCTAATTTCATAATTATAATTATTAGAAAAATATATTACATAGCTTGCGGCGGTTAGAGTTAATCCGAAACCACCTGTACTTGGATTGCCTACAAAAAATTTACATTCAGGATCGTTTTGAAATCTATGCACTGCTTCTTTTCTTTTAACAGCATCTACATCTCCATAAATATTAACAACTGAGTTTTTTCCATATAGTTCTATTAACTTAGCAGTAATAGATTCTATATTGTGAACGTAGTTAGCCCAGATAATAGCTTTTCCTTCTATTTGTTCTAAAATATTTAATAACTCATCCATCTTAGGATTTTCTTCAAATTCTTTTATGTTACCTTCATCAGTTTTTAAAAAACCATTTGTGATCTGATGGAGTCTTAATAGTTCTACAAGCTTAACTGTAAAGCTAACTGATTCATCTTGCATAATGGCAATAGCTTTTTCTTTTAAATTATTATAGACACTTCTTTGTTCTGTAGTTAATTGAATTGTTCTTAACTGTTTAATTTTTTCAGGAAGATCTAAACACTCATCTTTTCTTACTCTGTAAGAGAATGTTCTTAATTTAGAATTTAATTCATCTAGATTTACATAATACTTAGGAATATGAATATATCTTTGATTACCTACATGAACTGCGTCCATAACAGCATACCTAGCCCTAAAACTATAGAAACTAGAAAAACCTAATAACTCTGGACTTAAGAAAGCACATTGAGTATATAAATCTAATGGAGATTTTGTTACTGGTGATCCTGTTAATATCCGCTTGTACAGGGCTAATTGCGATAATTTTAAAATGTTTTTGGTTCTTGATGCTCCTTGGTTTTTTATTGATGTACTTTCATCTATAATAAAAATACTTTTAAGATTCTTAGTTAAAATTTCTTTAACGAATAATACACCACTTTTATGTGATAGAGCCTCTGTGTTGATTAAATAAACTTTTAAGTTTTTAGTATCAATATCTTTTTTAGATTTATTCCAGGAGTAAATAGAATAAGGTATTTCATCAGATAAGTGATTCGCAATTTCATCTTCCCAGTTTAAATAAACCGATTTAGGAGCTACTATTATAGCTGTATCTATTAAATTTTGTTGATTTAAAATACCAATATTATCTATGGCAACTTTAGTTTTGCCGGTACCCATTTCCATAAACCAAGCATATTCTTTTTTATTCCAAGACTGTTGCAAGGCTGTAATTTGGTGTTCGTATGGTTTCGTCTTAAACTTGTATTTGATCATTGTTAATTATTAATTTTTTATTTGACATCTTTTATAAGATAATTTAAACAACATTACAAACAAAAAAAGGAGGTCTTTATGGATCTTGAAAAATTGTCTTCATCAATAGATGTAGACAGTAGTAAAGTTAAGGATATATCCGTAGCTTGCACAAGGTTATTAGATGTTCAGAAACAAATAGCAGATATCGAGAATCAATTAAAAACGGTTCAAGAACAGGAGCTTAAGTTATCTGAGCAGATAATACCTAATTTAATGCAAGAGATGGGTATTTCTTTATTAAAATTAGCAGATGGTTCAGCAGTAGAGGTAAAACCCTACTATGCTGCTAAGATCCCAACCGATAAAACCACTGAGGCATTTCAATGGCTCAGGGACAACGGACATGGTGATTTAATCAAAAATAATATAACTGTAACTTTTGGTAGATCTGAGGATGATAAGGCTAAAGAACTTATTGACTTATTTCAACAAAAAGGACATAGTTATAAGCAAGCCGAAAAGGTTGAGCCGATGACTTTGAAAGCGTTTGTAAGAGAACAAATTCAAAATGGTCGTATGGTTCCTTCCGATATATTCGGTATATACGTTGCAAACAAAACAAAAATAACAAACAAGGAGTAAATAATGGTTGCACAAGCACAAACACAAGTAAAAGCAGTAGTAAAGAAAAACGAAGCACCGCTACCTTCAGTTGACATTGCGTCACTGGAAAAGATGTCTGGAGCAGGATTAGAAAACATTGGATCACAAGATGTGGCCCTACCGTTTTTAAAAATCTTGAGCCAACTTTCCCCACAGGTAACTGCTGGTGATTCTAAATACATAGCTAACGCAAGACCTGGTATGATTTATAATACTGTGTCCGATCAATTATATGATGGACCTGCAGGTATTAGAGTTGTTCCATGTTTCTATAAGTTAGAATATCTAGAATGGAGAGATAGAGGCAAGGAAGGTGCAGGAGCGCCTGTTGCTATCTATGATTCATCATCAGATATATTAACTAAAACTAAAAGAGGTCCAGATAAAAAGGATCGTTTAGAAAACGGAAACTATATTGAGGAAACAGCTTCTCACTATGTTTTATTAGTTGATGAAAATGACCAACCAAAGGAGTCAGCTTTAATTACAATGAAAGCAACGCAGAGAAAAAAATCCAGAAAATGGAATTCTATGATGATGACTCAAAGAAGAAAAGGTGTGAAAGGTTTTTTTATGCCTCCAGCATTTTCTCAAATCTATGTTCTGAAAACTGTTTTAGAAAAAAATAGTTTAGGATCATGGTACGGTTGGGAGATTGAATGGAATAAAGATATTCCAAACAATACATTGCTTAATGCAGCGCAAGATTTTTACATGAGTTGTAAAAAAGGAGCAGTAAATGTTAAGCATGGTGAAGAAGAAGTTGAAGCAACTACTGAAGAAACTCCATTTTAATTTATGGATTTCAGCAGGTTCCTAGAACTCTTCGATGGATCCAAGCGAAAGTACGGCATCTTCAAGCCTTCGGGCTTGAAGAGGTCGGATGGTAAAGTTGAAGGAGAATATAATTGGAAAGAATTTCCAGTAGATGGAAACGAACTTCCAATATTCACAGATCATATTGAGGGAAAAACTCCTATTGGTATAGTACCAACACGTCCAGATGGTTCATGTAGTTATGGATGTATTGATGTAGATAAAATTAAATCAGTTGAAGAAGCTAACGAAGTATTAGCAAAAATTAAATCGTGGAATTTACCATTTGTACCATTTAAATCTAAGTCTGGTGGCATACACGCATATTTATTTATAGATGGAAGTGTCTCAGCAAAAGAATTAAAAACAAGATTAAGAACATTATCTTTAAAATTAGGAAGACCTAAAAAAACAATAGATATTTTTCCAGTACAAACAAGATTATCAGAAGATGGAACAGGCAACATGTTAAACGTTCCTTATTTTAATGCAAAAGATACTGGGCCAGAAAGAAGATGGGCAATTAAAGATTATGACATGAATGATCTTTATACATTAGAAGAGTTTTTACAAATGCCTATTACAAAAATAACACCTGAAGAATTATTTAAAATAGGAAATAAATTTACATCTGATTATCCTCCATGCATGGATTATTACTTTGAGAACAATGTAGGAGAAGGAGAAAGAGATAAAGTTTTAATGCAGTATGGATGTGTTGCAAGGAAGATTCACGGAGAAGATGAAGAAAAGATAAGAAATGACATGCATGAATTTGTAGAAAAACATTTTCTATCTAAAGACGGTTTTAATAATAAAGAATTTGCTACAAAAGTATCTCAAGTAATGAAAAAGAAAGATGTGGTAGATCAAAAAGATGAAGAGGATATTTGGTTATATAAAAATAATTGTAGACAAATAGATGAGTTAGGTCACTGTGATCGTGTTGGCTGCAGAACTAGGAAGTATGGTTTAGTAGAAAAGATTGTAATGGTAACGGATTATAGAATGCTTAAAACAATGCCTAGAAGGCATTTACTTACAATGGTTAATGAACAAGGAGATGAGATTGTTGTATCAATGACAACGGATCAATTGTGGACTCAGAATACAATAGCTAAAAGATGTTGGGAAGAAAACATACAGTGGACAATGCTTCCATCAGAGGAATTTCAAACAATGAAGGATAATTGGTTTACTCAAATGAAGATAGTAGACAGCTATGATGAAGGTGAAGAAAAAATGTCAGAGTTTTTTTCAATACTTACTGCTTTCATTGATGAGAGAAGAGGTGGTAATGACATAAGCCAAATAGAAATGGGCTATGTTTGGAAGGATGATAAAGAAAATGGAAGATACTTTTGGAATGTAACTTCATTTAAAAATTATGCAAAACAAAAATATAACAAGGCATATGAAACAAGTCTTGGTGAAATTCTAGCTAAACTATGTGAAAAAGAAAAAAATAAATATCCAGATAAAAAAGATGCATGTAAAAGATTTATTCAATTACATAAGACATACCAAGAATATAAAGGCAGATGTTATTCAACACTTCAAACATTTAAAGTTATACCAAGGGACAATAGTGAAAACATAGAAAGTTTTAAAAAAGAAATGAAATCAAATGAATTTACCGCAAACTAAAATTAGAAATGCAGCAGATAGTATAAGGGAAAACCCTGAAATACTTAAAGCTATTGCTAAAAAAACAATTAAAATATTTGGTCCTCCTGGCACAGGAAAAACGCATAGTTTATTAGATATAGTTGAAAAAGGTATTTCAAGAAAACATATGGTGCCTGATTACATTGGTTTTTGTTCTTATACTGTAAAAGCTGCAAGAGAAGGAATGGAAAGGGTGCTTAAAAAGTTTAAGGGTACATACAGAGAAGATTCTTTTTCATTGTTTAAAACAATTCATTCAATGTGTTTATCAAGAACGAGGGATGCAGCATTAGAAATAATAGATGAAAGAAAACATATTCCTGCTTTTAGTTATTTAGAACGAGGAGAAAAAATTAAATTAGAGGTTGGAAAAGATGATGACGGAAAATTAGTAATTAAGAACTATCCTATTCAATTATATGAGAAAGCTAGGAACTGTAAGATAACTTTAAAAGAAGCTTACGACAGTGATAGTTCAGAAGGAAAAACAAAAGATTGGCGTAATTTAGTAGACATAGTTAATAATTGGATAAAGTTTAAAGAAGGTTTTTTTATGGACTTTACTGATATGGTGGAAAACTTTTTAATTAATGACCATTCTTTTGAAACAGATTATTTTATTGTAGATGAAGCGCAGGACTTAACTCCATTACAATGGGACTTTGTATATTTAATGGCAGCTAAAGCTAAAAAAGTTTATATAGCTGGAGATGATGACCAGGCTATACATGAATGGAATGGAGCTAGTGTAGAAGAATTTTTAAAGTTTCCAGGCAGATCTATTGTTTTAAGGCAATCAAGAAGATTACCAGAAGAGATACTAAAATTTGCAGTAAATATTATTAAAAACGTAGTTAATAGAAAGAAGAAACAATATTATCCTTCAGCACACAAAGGATATGTAAGTACAGATAATTTTAAATTAAGTCATATTAAATTTAAAGATTATCCTAAGGATACTTGGATGATATTAACAAGAACTAAAAATGAATTAGTTGATGTTAGAAACACAGCTAGAGATATGGGATTACATTTTAAAAATGCAAAGGGGTTAGGATCGGTAAATCCAACTGATTGGAAGTGTATTGCTTTATGGAATAAATTAATGGAAGACGGTTACCTTAATAAAGAAGAAGTTACTTTTTTATATAAATATATAACTAATATTGAACATGGTTGGAGAACCATGACATCAAAGAAATGGAAATCAATTAAGGAAGATCATTTTAATTATAAATTATTAAATGAGAGATGTGGTTTAATACAGAACAAGGGATCATGGACAACGGCCCTAGAAATTAAAGTGACAGATATAAATTATATACAAAGATTAATAGAAAAAGGCATTGATTATACCACTAAACCATTGATTATTATAGATAAAATACATCAAGTAAAAGGTGGCGAAGCTGACCATGTGGTTGTTTTTGAAGCCTGTCCAAAGATATGCACTTTAAGAGATAAGACACAAAAAGATAGAGACTCGGAGTTAAGAGTATGGTACGTAGCAGTAACAAGAGCTAAGAAAGGTTTAAACATCATTAAATTTAGCAAACCTTACGGGCATTATATGCCATTAGCTGCATTAGGATATGGACATGGAATATGAGCAATAAAACATTTTTTAAGCAGGTAGGGGGCAAACATTATCGATCGATGAAGGTGCAGCCTTCTGTATTTATAAATAAAAATAATTTACCTTTTGCAGAAGGTAATGCAATCAAATACATATGCAGACACAGGCTAAAAGGAAAAAAAGAAGATATATTAAAAGCAATACATTATTTAGAAATGATTATTGAGAGAGACTATGAATGAGTTATCAAATTAATATGACTATACCTAATTCAGAATGGGTTACTCCAAGTGAGTTTCCGGATCTTTCACATGAAGATGAAATAGCAATAGATTTAGAAACAAGAGACGAGAATATGAAAACTCTTGGAACTGGCTGGGCTAGAAGAGATGGAGAGATAGTTGGTATTGCAGTGGCTGCAGGTTCTTTTAAAGGTTATTACCCAGTTAATCACCAAGGCGGAGGCAACTTACCAAGATCAAAAGTATTTAAATGGATTCAAGAAGTATTAAAAACTGATGCTGCTAAAATAATGCATAACGCTCAATACGATTTAGGTTGGATTAGATCTATGGGTTGGGAAGTAAAGGGACCTATCATTGATACAATGGTCACTGCTGCCCTGGTTGATGAAAACAGAAGAAGTTATTCTTTAAATAATTTATCAATAGAAATGTTAGGTGAAATGAAATCTGAAACAGAATTAAAAGAAGAAGCAGCGCAAAGAGGCTTGGATGCTAAAGCTGAATTATGGAAGATGCCTGCAATGGCGGTAGGTTTTTATGCTGAGCAAGATGCTGTACTTACATTAAAACTTTGGCATCATTTAAAAACATTTGTTAAGAAAGAACAATTACAAACTATATGGAATACAGAAATGGAGTTGCTTCCAATATTAATAAAAATGAGAGAGATTGGAATTAGAATTGATTTAGATAAAGCTGAGATATTAAAAAAACAATTTAAAACATTAGAGAGCAGTTTAATTACAGAGATAAAAAAATTATCAGGAGTAGCTGTAGACATATGGGCTGCTAGATCAGTGGCTAAAGCATTTGATGCTGTTGGAATTAAATATGATTTAACTGAAAAAAGTAAAGCGCCATCATTTACTACAAATTGGCTCACGAACAACGAACATCCACTTGCAAAATTAATTAGAGAAGCAAGAGAAGTAAACAAACTTCATTCAACATTTATAGATAGTTTTTTAAGATTCTCACACAAAGGTAGAATTCATGCTGAAATTAATCAATTAAGATCAGATACGGGAGGAACTGTGTCAGGAAGATTGTCCTATTCTAACCCTAATTTACAACAAATTCCTGCTAGAAATAAGGAATATGGTAAATTAATTAGAGGTTTGTTCTTACCTGAAGAAGGATGTAAGTGGGGATCGTTTGACTATTCACAACAAGAACCAAGACTGGTTGTTCATTACGCAGCAACTACAGATAAAAAATTAGGTGGTCTTGCAGGGGCAGATGTATTAATTAAAGCTTATAGGGAAGACGATGCTGACTTTCACCAGGTTGTAGCTGATATGGCTAATATCCCTAGAACACAGGCTAAAACAATTAATTTAGGTATATTTTATGGAATGGGACAAGCTAAGTTAGCTAAACAACTAGGAATAACAGTAGAAGAAGCAAAAGCAATTTTAGCAGAATACAACAGTAAAGTTCCTTTTGTTAAACAATTAGCCAATAGAGTTCAAAAGCAAGCATCAGAAACAGGTGCGGTTAAAACAATTGGTGGAAGAAAATGTAGATTTAATTTATACGAACCAAAAAGCTATGGATTGTTTTTAGCTTTAACTGAAAAAGAATATATTATGGAACATGGAAGTTTATCTTCTGCTAGAAGAGCGATGACATACAAAGCTTTAAATAGATTAATTCAAGGATCTGCAGCAGATCAAGTAAAAATTGCTATGGTTAATTGTTATAAGGCAGGACATATACCAATGTTACAAATTCATGATGAGTTATGTTTTAATATAGAATCTGAGAGTGATGAAAAAAATATTATTAATGTAATGGAAAATTCAGTAGAGTTAGAAGTTCCTAATAAGGTTGATGTGTCGATAGGAGATAATTGGGGAGAGGCAATGTAATGTTGAAAACACTTTGGCCTAAATATCTATTATTTAAAAACAAAATTGAAGCAATTAATATTGAACAAATTGATTTTGAAAATATTAGTTATGCAAAAGCAGAGTTTACTACACCACCTGTATTAGAGAAAAAAGAAAATCATAGATTTGTTTGTAGAGATGGTAACTGTAGATTAACAATAGCTAGCAAAGAAAACTACACGCATGCTTTATGTTATGTGTTGGAAGATAAAGATGAAGTCCTTTTTTTTAAAAGATTAAATGATTTAGTATATAAAAACGAAAAAGAAAATATTCCTATGAATGATTTTGAATTTATTTTTAAAGACGACTTTCTCTATGCATTAATTAGTAAATGCAAAAATTTATTTAACTAAACTAAGAAGCGATATCTAAATCTTCTTCAGTATTAAATAATTCTTCTCTTGCTTTTAATACATCTTGTTCTCTAAGCTTTCTTTTAATTTCTTTAAGCTCAAGATCAATTTGCATCATATCAAGAGTTTCTGTTCCTTGCTCAAGATACTTTTGGTTCCACTTGGTTTCCAAAACCATCTTTTTAGCTAACAACGATTCCTGACTTTGCAGCATCATTTATCTCCTCATATGTTAGGAAGACTTTGGACGGGGAATAAGTAACTTCTTTACTCCAAGTTCCTCCGCCTTCTCTAAGCTTTGTTATAAAGTTGCTCTTCGCTTCATCATCACTAGTACCATTTACGTCAAGTATTATACGTTGACCAGCATATCTAGCGATAAAACGATACAACTTCATAATGTAATAATATCAATGATTTAATATTATTGCAATACTATCTATTGACATCTAACTATATTTCATTATATCAAGATAAGATATGACAACAAAAAGCAAATCGAAAGCGTGGCAAGGATATTCTTCTAAAGTAGATGATATTTTAGGCAGAATGTATGACACCAACTATCAAGGTCAAAAAGTGACTGAAGATAGTCCTGAATGTGTGGATGCAATACTTCGACTGTCTAATATTAGTATAAAAATGGGTAATATAGATTTTTTTCCATTGACTGAACATTATGCTAAGTTATTAGTAAGAGATGAATTGTTATCTAGAGAAGAAGAAAAACAACAAAGGAGACATTAATGAAAGAACATTGGAAACATGTTAATCAAATTTTAATATTAACTTTAATATTATTTCCTAAATTAACTTTAATTTTCATTGGACTTATGGCTTACCTTTGGCTATTTTAAGGATAAATATGGACTATACAAAATGGAAATCAGTGGCAGTTAGAAAAGATAAGTACGATATAATAAAAGCTTTGTGTGATAAAAAATACAGAGCGCCTGCAGCATTTATTGCAAAACTTGTTGATGAGTATATTACTTTTCAAGCAAGTAAAAACAAACAAACTGTAGAAATTTATATTAATAATTTGTTAAACAGAAAAACAAAATGACTAGAGCAAGTTATTTAATGGCAATAAGAAAATTAATTGCAGCATATAAGAAAAAATATGATTGCTTTGGTAAGCAAAGAAATAAACCAATTAAAAAAAAGAGAAGAAGATAATGGAAGCAGATATACTTCAACTAATAATTATAGGAATACTTTCAGCATTTTTTATAAGTATTATTTAATATGATTGAATTAATGAAAGCATTATATTGGTCAGAAATTATTATGATAATAATTTTGGGAATAATTTTTATAAGTCTTATGAAAAAATGATTTATATAAAAAATCATAAACCAAATGGTTGGGTATTCTTAATAATAATATGCTGGTTGTTACTAATTGTAGCAATAATTACACTTAAATGATTTATAAATTGCTTAAAAAGTTTTCTTCTTGGTTAGATTATAAGCTTTGGAGGCATGAATTAAAACTAAAAATAAAAAGACATAAAAAAGAAGGTGACCTTTGAAAGTATTAATTACAGGAGCTGCTGGTTTTTTAGGCGCTCATATTGGATATAAATTAAGTAAAATTGGTTATGATGTCTATGGAGTAGATAACATGATTGGGGGAGATGATTATAACTGGAGTTATTTACCTAAAGACAAAGTTTTTAAATATGACTGTTCTAACTTAGAACAAATGCTTAAAGCAACTAAGGGAATAGATATTGTTTATCATTGTGCAGCAACTCCTCATGAAGGACTTTCAGTATTTTCACCATATACAATTACACAAAACAATTTAATGGCAACTGTAGGTGTTGTAACAGCAGCTATTCAAAACAAAGTTAAAAAGATTATTTATTGTTCATCAATGGCAAGATATGGACATCAAGGAACTCCGTTTACAGAAGATATGGAACCAAGACCTGTTGATCCTTATGGTGTGTCAAAAGTAGCGGGTGAACAAATGTTACAAATATTATGTGATACTCATGGTGTTGATTGGGTAATTGCAGTTCCGCATAACATTATAGGGCCATTACAAAAATATGATGATCCATTTAGAAATGTGGTTTCAATATTTTTAAATAGAATGATGCAGGGTAAGCCGCCTATAATTTATGGAGATGGATTACAAACAAGATGTTTTTCATATGTGGATGACTGTGTGTATTGTTTAATAAGAATGATTCATGCCGGCAGCAGAGAAGTTATAAACATAGGACCAGACGAAGAATTTACAACTGTAAAAGAATTAGCTGAGATATGTGCAAACATAACTGGTTATAATGAATCGTTTGAATATGTGCCTGACAGACCACAAGAAGTTAAGCATGCTGTGTGTTCATCAGATAAAGCTAGAAGAATTTTAAAATATAAAACAACAACTAAACTACATAAAGCTGTTCAAGAGACTTATGAGTTTATTAAGGAACAAGGACCTAAACCTTTTAATTATTATTTAAATTTAGAAATAATAAATGAGAAGACTCCTAAAACTTGGACTGAGAAGAAGATATGAACCATGTGTTTTGTTTTGTAAGCTCTGCTAATACAGAAAATTTTTCAAGACTTGCTTTATACTCATTTTTTTTAAATACAAAACTAGAACCAGGAGACATATTTGTATTTGTTAATAATGATGGAACAAACGCATTTAAAGGTGAGTATCCAATAGATATTTATATTAATAATAAAACTCCAAAGTCTTGGGCAGAAAACTTTAATAAAGGTTTAAGAATAGCTAAAAGATTTAAAAAACATTTTGTTGTTATAACAAACGACATTGTGTTTACTAAAAATTGGTTTGAACCATTAAAACAAAGAGATGATGCTGTGTTGATACCTGCTTGTAATATAAATTATTTATATAATGCTGCAGAGTTTAGAACATCTCCATGTATGCAAATCGAAGAATACATTGGAAAAGAAAAAAATTTAGAAGACATTGTTCAGTTTCATCAAAATAAATTTAAGTTTGAAGACGTACAAGAAAGAATATTTATGCAATTGTATCTTGGTAGAATACCTTATCAAGTTCATAGTAGTGTAGGATATTTTGACCATACATTTTCTAATTGTGGGGGAGAAGATATGGATTTTAGGATTAGATGTGCAATACAGGGTTTTAAAACTATGATAGCAAATCATTCATTGACCTTACATTTTCATGGTAAATCTAGCTGGGATGGTACAGAAACAACTGCTGAGGAAGAGGAAAGAAGAGCAAAATACATAGATAAATCAATGAAAAAATGGGGTTTGGACTTAACTGAAGTATTTATTAAGGGTACAAATGCTAGAGAACATTGCATTCAACTAGGATTAGAAGAGCAATTTAAAAACGGAGAATCTTTTAATATTATAAGATTATTAGTACAAAAGAACTTGCCAAAAGAACAAATAACCTCTAGTAATTAATTTTATGGATATAATTTATAAAACTTGTAATCATTGTCGAGGTAATGGATACATCACTGTGTTTTTAGGTGAAGGAACTGTTACTTGTAACGAGTGCAGTGGTGCAGGTTATTTTTATCCAAGTAAGACGAACAAAGAAACACGAACAACGGACCTCAACCCTAATAAGGAGTCCGTATCATGTCAACAACCGTAGATCCAAAATTAGAGTTTACAAAGACACTCGAAATATTAGCAACACGATTAAATAAAACCGAATACGATAGAGTAACTTCAACATTATTTCTGTTATACTGTGGAGATTCAATGGGGTTTCAACAAAATGCTGATCCTTATTTAATTCCTACATTTAAGAAAGTATGGGAAGAAACTAAACAAAAAAGATTAAGTAACTTTGCAGTAATAAGGCGGTTTAAAGTGTATGAAAACAAAGAAAAAGAAAATACCAGACAAGGTGTTAAGAATGTTTCGAGACAAGGAATTGGCGATGGAAATTAAAAATTTTAAGCGAAATCTATCCAATCACTATCAAAGGGACTATGATTACACTATGGACGAGTTAGATTTATTCATTGAAGAATTCATGGCTTTACAAAAGGGGACAACAAAATTGACTCCTTTAGAGGCACGCCTATTAATGGGCCAAGTGAACATCAGTTATGACATAAGCAGAGAAAGGAAACTACCAATAGAAACGAGGTATTACGGTGAGTTACTCTCCAGGCTTATTAAAAGTTATGGGCATTAAAATTGCCAGTACACTTTTAGAAACTAACAAACACGAACCAGAACAAAAGTTGTGGCAAGCAGTCCTTGTAAACGCTTTCGAAGATGTGTTGTGTAATGCATCTGACAAAAAATCAGCAATCGCAAAGTGGCAAGCAAATGAATGGTTTAAAAATTCTGACGAAAAAGATTTTGAATCAATTTGTTATATGTCTGGGTTTGATCCGGATTATGTATTGCAAAGATATAATTTAGCAATTAAAGAAAATAAAATTAAATTCAACCAGCGACAAAAAGCCTGGGGTGAATATTATAAAGTTTTAGTAAAATTTCATGCAGCAGATACAAGGGAAATTAAAAGAGAACTTAAATTAAGCCTTGAAAAAGTTAGACAAAAGGTAATGTTAACAAAATTTGAAGAGTAGTATTGCTCTCATCTAAAACCATAGTCTAAGATTGCAACCCTAAAACAAAGGAGGAGACATGGCAAAAAAGAAAAAATCAGAAACATTAGAAGATATCCTAGATAGAATTGAAGCCGATATTCAAGCTATTAGAGATAAAACTAGCGAAGATACTGACGATTTTGACGATTCAGATGATGAATCGGATGATGAGTAGAGGTATTGACTTATAAGCACAATCACAAGTAGTATATAAGCTCAAATATTTTCATATTTGACCTTTCTTTTTGTTTAAGTTGTAGGGGGCCTAGTTTCAATACTAGGCCTTCTCTTTACCCCTTGAAAATTTCATAATACAATCTATATTAGAATAAATTAATTAAAGGAGATAAACATGTTAAACTATTCAGATATAAAGTCTTATTGGACAAAGTTTGCTCAAGACATGACAACAGATGTTAAATCAGCTTGGGAAAACTACTTCAAGACTATCGAGTCTTTTTATAAAAAATAATCATTGACATTGGTATATTAATAAATAAATTAGCTTTTGGGGCAATTAACCTTGTTATGTGAAGTTGCTCCGTCATAGTTACCTCTATGATTAGTTGGTTATTAGGCTTTCATGGTGAGCCAAAGATCACCATGCTCTTCTCCTGTTTGGTTTGTTAGATTTCCGAGCAGGAGAGGACTATCTAAGACACCTC